TTGCTTGTGATCTGTTCATAAGGGGGAACTCCTTTTGTGTATATGTTTATTATAATTGAAAAGGGGACTAATTAAAGTCCCCTTTGAGATTGTTTAATACTCTGAAACAATGTTTAACCAAGTCCAAACTTCTGCCTTAGTTAACCAACCGCGTACGTCCTGCCATTCGTGGTCATCATATACGATTTTGTCATCTTTTAAAAGTGCAATTTCATAAAGACCTTCGTTACCTCCATAAGAACCATCATGGCATGCAACGGAAAGTCCGTAACCGTTATCACAATAATATCTAACTACTTCGTCGTTTGGTCTGATTACTCTCTTTGATGTGTA